ACTTGTCTGCCACGTATTCTAGTATCTTTTTTTGTTGTAGTTGTTGTTATATCAAATGAACCATGTGTAGTTTGTGTCCCTGACGGATAAGGTCTTGTTTTAATTGTTAAGTCCACAACGCCTGACTGCGATTTAAAATCTGGTATCATTCTACTAATAGACATAAAGTTATCACCATCTGCTATGTCAACATCACCAGACTCTATGTGTGTATTCATCGCACTGCCATCATCATTAGATCCAAACTCATGTAAATGTATAAATGTTCTACCAGCTTTTAGCCCAGTGATAGTGCTAATAGTAGCTGTTGTGTCATTTGATTTAAATTCAGCTGCATATGGATTATCATATGTGCCTCTGTCAGCCCAAGATGTTCTAGATAATGTGCCTATGTACCAAAGGTTTTCGGCGTAATTGTAAAACACAACTCTGTCAATTTGTTGTGAGTTTGCAGAAGCATAGAACCACATTACCTCATTATAGTCTGTATTAGCTGCACAGAATATGTCTTGTTTAGCGTTAACATTAAGATCATCAAATACATAGTCTTGCACACTACATGGTATTTTTTGTACAGCACCATCAAATAAGAAGAAAGAATCGGTACCCATCCAGAAAGATACACCACCAACATCTACTGCTGCATTTAATCCTATACAACCACAAGCAGAACCCAGTTGATTAAAACCAAAGGTAAGTGGTGGACCTATAAACTGCATCTGATATAAAGCAGTGTCTGTCCATATTAAGACAGCACCTCTTGATCTTACTGCTGTTTGTATGAAGTTACCATCCACCAATCTTTTTGATCCTGCTGTATTAGTTGCCGTTGGTGTCCAAACATTTTGATCCTCTTGTCCTGACCATCTTAAAAACATGTTGTCTTGTGTAGAGGAGTTTCCTATTGTAGTTTCTGTACCAAAACAAATGACGTGTCTATCGTCACCAGAAACTAGCATAAATCTTGATTTTGTAGGTGCATTAGAAACATTTGTTACTGATGACCTGTTATTAGATAAACCAGAGGATGTGTCCCAATAAAACAACCCACCGTTAAACTGTAATGCTAATACGTCTTCACCCCAGTTATCCAAAGCCCACTTTGCTGACTCAAGTAAAACACCCTCAGCACCAGTTAGACCTTCTCTTGTAGTGTTCCATGTGGATGCACCATAAGTAGAAGCACCCCAACCATAACCAAATATAGATACAGCAGAACCTGTATTTATTTGATATGTTCCGTTGGCCGTGGCTCCTGTTGCATCAGAACTAGCCGCAGCTTTTGCTTCTATAGTAAATGTATTAGAATTAGGAACTGTCAGTATTTCAAACTCACCCTCTAGGTTAGCTGCAGAGATACCACCTACCGCACCACTTACACTTGCAATAGTTACAAAGTCACCGATTAATGCACCGTGTGATGAGTCTGTTACAGTTACAGTTGTGCTACCATTAGTGGTTGCAAACTGTGTAATGTTACCTGTGCCTGTAGATCTTATAGGAGTAATGTCTGCATAAGAGTTCTCTGAGTATGCGTATAATTTTTTGTTTGTGCCATATATTGCATATTTTACACCGCTTAAATCACTATATGTAAGTATGGCTCTTGTTGCACCTACAAGTGCATCAGTTGTGACTTTTTCCCAGCCACCTAATTTTTCTGGTAAGCCGTATCTAAATCTAATATTATCACAATCTACCCATCGACCCTCAGCACCATACTCGGTATTTTGTTTATCAATACCCGGTGCTATTTGTAATTTGGTTAGAGGCATTGAAACTATACAGCTGAATCATAGAATCTGATCCAACGATCTGTACCTCCAATGTTTACACGTATTGCACCAACTTTACTACTAGTTGTACCTGTAGACGATGATAAACTAGCTGAACTGTCACTAGCAGATGTGCCGTCAAAGTATATAAACTCTTGATCTTGATCGTCTTGATCTAAAGATAAACATGCTATTGCGCCTGATGAGTTAGCTTGATTAATTTCTACACTTGCATTAGCAGGTGAGCTTGTGCCAAAACCTATTTTGTCAGCAGAACCATCAATAAACAAGGCGTGTGTAAGCGTGTTAGTCTCAGCTCTAAAATCAACAGAGGCACCTGATTCATTAAAAGTAAATCCACCACCGTCAAAGTCTATTGCACCTGTCGCTTTCACACCACCTACCACATGTAATTCTGTAGAAGGTGAGTTTGTTTTAATACCAACACGATCATTACCTGCATCAGTAAAGAATAAGTTAGCATCACCATTCCCTTCAATACGAAAATCTAAATCTGCTGATGACTCATTAAATACAAAGGTGCCACCATCTAAAGATGTGTTACCTGATACTGTCAATGTTCCGTTGGCCGTGATATTTCCTGCATCGTTCAAGACATCAAACATTGTAGATCCATCAGAATATAAAATATGTTTTGATCCTGCTACAAGATTAGTGGCTGTGCCACCTGCTGGTTTAAAACCTAAAGTATGTGTGCTCATGGTAGTTGCGTTATCAACGATATACCATGTTTCTACAGCCTCACATTGCACTGTCGTGTTACCTGTAAGTGTGCCTGTTAATTTAATAATAGCGTTACTTTGTTCATCTGTTGTAGATCCATCTGTAACTGTTAAAGAATCAGTGGTGCTAGCAATGGCTACAGAAACATAGCCTTTAATAGCAGATTCTACTTTTTGTAAATTATTATTAGTTATAGTACCCCAGGTTCCCGAATTTTCACCTGTGGCTTGTAACTCTAAGTTAAGTGAACTTGAATATGACGATGCCATTTTTTACTCCTAATCCGTTGACCCTGGTTCCACATCTACCCAGGTTATTGTTTGTGAGTCATCCACTTCATTCCAAATAAAGAATGATGGACTACCAACACTAAAGTTAATAATATTTTGAAAAGCTTCACCAAAAGCTGTTTCTTCTCCTAATCCTATAGTAATTTGTCCAGCAGTGCTAGTGGTAACATTTGCGGATGCTGAGACCGTCTCTGTTCCTATAGAAAATGTTGATGCTAAACTCGTTCCTGTTTGTGATATTAAAGCTGATCCTGTTACACTTTCATCACCTAAATTAGCTGAAAAAGAGACACCACTAATAAAAGGTGTTCCCACATTTTGTACGCCACCGCCTCTAACTGAGGCTATGGCAAACTCAGATATGGCACCGTGACCGAATAACATTATGCTCCTGGTTTAGTTGGCCAAGTTACTGAGTTTACTTTTTCTACTGTGTCTAATCCTGTAGTAAGGTCTCTTAAATCTTGTCTATATTTTTTCTGTGCGTCTGTCATGGTGTTGTCAGAGGCACCCCACCAATCTGTTTCTGAAAGTAGATTGTTTCTTTTATCTCTTAAATTTGTAAGCGCTCTATCTAAGGCGCCTTCTTTCCATGCTTTTTCTTTTGCATCCCATGCAGTTTCTTCTTCTGCCGTAAATTGAACTCTTACTCCGTTTATATTGTGATATCTTGGCATTACGACTTAACTCCATATAAACTAATTTGTCCTGTATCTATGTTACTGCCTGAGGGTGCAAATTGTATGGCGTCTATTGCTGATGTGGTTTCTAACATGGTAATAACATCACATAGTTCAGCGTATGAACCAGTTCTTTTATATGAACCTAATGTTCTAGCGAATTTAAAATTTGCAGTGCTACTAGGTTCAAATAAGGTCATTTCAAAATTTGCTTGATTGTTAGCTTCATTTCCGTCAAGGTCTCTTAAAATATTGCACGCAGTGGTTACATTCTGATTAAATATTGCGGTGGATGTATTATTATCGCCACCAGTAGAACGATTTATTTTTTCTCCTGTGTTTGTTTTATCGACATTATAATTTGAACCTGTATCTATACTTGCATTAAAAGTTAAATGCACTCCATCTGATTCTGTAATAGTTAAACCCGTACCTATAATTTTATATGCTTTGTAAGTGCTATCTAACACAACACCGTTTGAACCATTAACAAAACTAATAGTTGTGTCATCTGATATTGTTACTGTTTTTATTAAAACTAAATCGGTGGTGCCAGTAACGGTACCTGTAAAAGCAAATGTGTTAGCTAAATTAATTTTTGCTGATGTTATTGCACTATCTGCAAAAGCTCCTGCGGGTAATGTATTAAGTGCCATTATGCTAGTACCTCCATTAAGGTTATTGTGCTTTTTATACTATCATGTTGAACTTTGTGACCACTACCAAATGCACCTACGCCTTGCGTTTTGTAAGTAGTTGCACTTGTAGTTGAGGGACTGTCAAGATATTGTATAGGATAAAAAATTCTCTCATTACTAGCAGAACCGTGATATCTTGCATAATTTACCGGTTGTGAAAAAGCCTCAGTAGACCCTCTTAAAATTCTTAAAGTTATACCCGCACCACCACCATCTAAATAAATACTTTGCACCACAGACACTAAAATTTTACTTGATGTGGCTGAGGGAGTTATGGCTAAAGATAAACCAGTGTCAGTAAAACCAGATGTATTTAAAGTTACTGCTGTACCATACTCTGCTTGTAACACTTGACCAATCTTACCAACAGCAGGAAAAGCAGTGCCAAGAGTTACGCTACCAGAACCATCAGACGTGATAAGATTATTATCACCACTGTCATTAATTAAATTTACTTTAAGTTTACTGGTCATTTATACACCTATGAGTTTGTAGCCTCCAAAAATTGTTCTTTGACTATAAACATCACCTTGTCCACCATTTTCATCTTTTATATAAGCATAAGCCTCGACTGTGTCGCCAACAGAAAGTGTTAATGTTGCAGATGCAGTGTGTGTAGAACCTATTGTATTAGCTGAACCTTGTAAATTTAGAAATGATTCTGCGTCAGTTAAATTAGAACCATTTACATATATTGCAGCTATCGAATACTCACCATCACTGCCTGCGGTCGTACTATAATCTGCCCATATTTTATGATATACAAAATATTTACCGGCTTCGTTAGCTGGAACTGTAAATGTCGTACCATCAAAAGCACTATTAGTATCGACTTCATTTCTGGTAAAGTTATTAATCTTAGTATAAGTCGCCCTTGATAAATTTTGTATATCTGACTTACTACCATAAAAGCAGGGAGTATTGGTTATAACTCCAGAAACTGTATCTCCTGCTTCACCAATAGTAATTGATGAGCCTGACTGCTTTATAATCTCATTTACCTTTAACTGCGATACCACTTATTACTCCTTATGACTTAGGGTTTGCGTCTTTAATAGATTTAATTCTAGCCTTCCAATCATCGATTGATTTATATATCTCATCGAGTTGGTCACCTATATCACCGTAAGCTGCTCTACGTGTAGCTCTAACTTGATTGTTTTTCTCTTCAGTATTACCTGCTGTTTCTTGTGCAGCAAGTTGTTCATCTGTTGGTTTGTCTAGACCTGAAACATTCCATTCTTTAATGTAATCGCCTTTACCATCAGAATCATTTTGAAGCAAAACATCTTTTCCTC